CGGTCACGTCCCACCGCATTCCCTGGCGAACGCCGAAGAGGAGAGCGGACGGAGGTCCGAAGTACAGGTTCCCGACGCTGTTTGTGCCCGCGCCGATGGTCGTCAGTCCCATGCGGTTCGAGACGATGAGCGGCCGGCCGAGAATCGATCCAGACGGAGCGGACTCGACGGTGCCGAACTTCACGATCGGGTTCCCGTTCGTGTCCGTCATGCCGATGATGTTCGCGTAGACGCCAGGGCCACAAACCCAGATGCCCTGATCGCGCGTGTAGCGCTCGCCGCCGGCCGCAAACATCTTCACCATGTCGGTGTACTTGAGGACGACGCCGTTGGTCCCGTTGGTCGTCGGGGTATACGTCGTGACGCTCGTCGCGTTCAGGACTCCCGTGAACGGCATGGTGGCGATCGCGTAGGTGCCTTCCATTGCCATGCTGTCGAGGTCGCCGCCCATCTTCTCGGTGAAGCACGCCTGGAGGAACGGCACGATGGCGACGTTCGCGTCATCGAGCAGTTCGAGCGAGAATGTGGCTCGGCCGATCAGCTTGTTCGCGGTGAGCGTCTTGACGCCGAACACCGGCTCTCCGGCAGTCAGGGTCGTCGCGTTGGTCGCCGACCAGTAGGTCACGACCGCCGTGGCTTCGTCAGGGAATGACAGCGCGTCCGATGTCATCGGGACCTGCCGGGCCCTCGTGTAGATGTCCGACGCATCGCGGATGAGCTTCAGGACTTCATTGCCCACGATGTTCGGGACGGTGTACCCGCCCTGGGCGTCCACGATGGAGTCCAGCGCGGTCTTCTCGATCGACTCCATGCGATCGTTCAGCTTCGTGAACTCGGCCTGGTTCTTCTCACGGTCGCGGTCGAACGACCGCATCTGGAGCTTCGTTGAGAGCGCGAACCATGCGTGAGCCGATGCGAGCCCGCGGGGGTCCGAGAACAGACCCTTGGTCCCGATGGTCTCGCGCTCGTAGGCGCTCATGTTGCCCTTGAACCGATCGGGCAGAGCCTCCTTGATTGCCGAGAGGTCGTCTTGTTCGACGTTCAGCCGGCCGAATACGCTCGTGCGCTTCGACAACGTCTCCACGCGATCGAGGACATCACCGATGCCCTTCTCGATCTGTTCCTTGACCGCCCCGATGCTCGCCGCCGTCTCCGTCTTGATCTCTATGATCGCGGCCTTCGTGCTGGTCTCCGTCTCGGTCGCTCGCTTGGCTACCTTCTTCAACCCGTCCCACAGCGGAGCGATGCTCGCGGCATCCTCCTGGGTCGTGTCGAGTTCCGTTGTGATGTCTTTCATTGGTGTCCTCTTGTCAGAGAAGCGAATTGAGTTCCTTCAACTCGCGCAGATTGACGAGCATGAGAGACAGCGCGGCCCGTCCGCGCCTGTTCGCCTCGATGCCCGCCGGGGTCAACCTGAGAGCGCGAGGAACCGACTCGGCATTCGGGGCAAGCTCCGCCACCTTGGTGGGCTCTACCGGTTCCTCCACGCGGAAAAACGTCTTGACATGCTCGGGAGCCACCCATCCGCGCGTGATCGCGTTCTGGATGGCGTCGGGGTTCATCGGGATTGCCACCTGGGAGTACTCGAGCAATTCCCACTTGGTGAAGTTGAAGCCCTTGTGTGTGCCCTTCTCGTCCTTGATCGCCTTGAACGAGATGGGTCGGAAGCCGATCGACCATGCCCCAAGGCCCTCGGCTGCGAGGTTGAATGCGTCACGGCCAAGCGGGGTGTCCCGGTACTTCGTGCGCGCAAAGATCCCGTTCTCGTCCACGGTGAGATTGACCGCGCGCCCGATGATCCGGTCGATGCTGTACGAGTGATCCGCCATCACTACGGGGTGCCGCAGGTAGTTCGTGAGGTCGGCACCGCCAGCTTGCACGGTGTCCCCGACGCGGTCGGGGGCGTTCGTCGTGATGACGTGCGCGACCTCGCGCTCGGCCTTATTCACGGCCTTGATCGTGGTGCAGCACAGCGTGCGCGCGTAAGACGGGACGAGTTCGTCCTCGATGGGCTCGAATTGTTCACTCAATGGGTTCTCCGATCACGGGTACTACCGTGCAGCGGCAGTTGATGACTTCGGACGCCGGGCCGACGCTGTCGCCGGGATAGCGGAGCCCGTTTGAGAATGGCTCATCGAGCGCCCGGACTTCCCCGTCCACTCCGGTCCCCGGAGCGTGCGTATCGCGCACCGAAGAATCGCGGGCCGACAGCCATTCCATGCGAGATACCCCGGCCTGACGCGCACCCTCTACCCGGCCGGCCGAGAATGCGTTGTTCGTCTCAGTGCGCGAGATCGTCTCGGCCCTCGAGCGCGAGGCGTCCATGATCGTCTCGACGCGCCTCGATAGTTCGGGGATGCCCTCGCCGGCCTTCAACCCCTCGACTAGAGATTCCCGTAGCTGCTTCTCGATCGTGTCGTCGATGCGGACGATCTTGCGGGTCAGTTCGGCCAGTTTCGCGCTCACGTTCGGGCTCAAAACGTCGAACGGGTCAGCGCTCCCGACCTCGGACATGACGCCCGTCCCGCCACGATCAAGGGCAGCCGCGTGCAGCGGCATGGTGAGCCTTATCAGCTTCCCCTTAGCGTATTGGAGGTCGAATAGGTAGGACTGATCGGCCTTCTCGACTCCATGAACGAGGTTCCATCCCTTGAGAGAGGCGAAGTTAGCGAGGACTTCCACCTCGATCTCTCGGAAGTGCTTTCGGATCACACGAACGAATCGGATCTCGATATCCCGCGTCGCCGCGGCGATCGACCGCCACACGTTCGCGCGCCGGCCCTCGGTCGCGGCCGGCTGAGCCTTTCTGTAGAACTTCGCGGGGGCGCTCGGATCGGCATCAGTGACATCCGATGGCATCGCGTTCGGATCGACGACTGGCGCAACGGGCGTGTGAGCCTCTTCCATCATCGACACAGGGACCATGTTCATGGGTAGGTAGCCGACGTCGGCGTCCTCGAGCTCGTCCACGTCCATGCCGAGGTCCAGCCGATCGTTAAGCAACCGCTTCGTGAACCCGAGGCCGAACAGCGCCGTGGCGATGCGCCCCTTCGTTTCCAAGTCCTCGGTCAGCGCCTTCACGCTCTCGAAGTCCGGCCAACACTCGATATCGGTCACTCCGACCTTGGGTATGAAGTCGTAGTTGATGACGCCCTGGAAGTACGACAGCATCCGCGTGATCGTGCCGTTCCAATACGTCGCGCGCTGCTCCCGTGCGTTCGCGTAGTTCGCCTTATCGAGCACCCCGGCCATGAACGGGGGGACGCCGTAGACGGCGAGGATCTGCTCACGGGAGAACTCCCGCATGTTGCCAAACTCCATGTCCTTGGGGGTGCCTCCGGCACCGATCCAGTCCCAACCAGGGGGAAGGATCCCTACCCCACGCTTGCGGGAGTGCCGAGAGTTCCACTGTTTCAGGTACTCGTCTCGGTCGGTCGATGGGATGATCGACCCCACGGCCGGCTTGAGCAGCCCCGTGGGGACGCCGTTCTGGTCCCCGAAGAATGCCGCGTTCCACGACGCCGCCGACCAATCGACGCTCAGTTCCATCGCAAGGGACGCGAGTTCCGACAGTCCACGCAGCGGCACGTAGGGGTTGAACCGCTTGAAGTGGGTCAGGAAGTCGGACTCGAGCGCGATGTCCTGACCGTCCACTCGGTACGTGTACTCCAACCCGGCCCCGGTCGCCTTGACCGTGACTGCGGTCGGGTTCAGGAGTTCGATCGTCCCCGTGCTGCGCCTGTTCGCCCGCGTGCCCCCGGTCGTCCCGATCGTAAGTCCTGGGTAGTACCAGAAGCACTCTCCGTGGAGCTTGAAGTACGTGTATGTAGCCACCCAAAGGTCGCTGCCCGTCATCGTCCCGTTTGGCCTGTTCCAGAGGTCGAGTAGCGGGTGTTCCTCGATCTGGGTGTCATCGTCCGAGGCGGCGTCTTCGTACAGCTCCCAATCGACCGAGGCGGCGTCTTCCGCGATGGTACGAATGGCGATGCACACGCTCGGGTGCTGCTCGTAGGGGCTGAGGATCCCCCCCGGCGTGATGGCGTCGAGCCCCATCGACCATTCACGGGCCGATTGGAACGTGGACGCCCCTGGGGTGCCGAACGACACGCCGAACATGCCCTTAATGCGGGAGAGGAGGCTCATACCAGCCACCCGTAGTCCTTCAGGTCGACGCTGCGGCTCATGCCCCAACGTGCTAGGGCTGCAGCCATGACCGTGTCGTCATGCTCGCCATCGGGAGCGGAGTAGCGGTAGAGCCCGGTGGGCCCGCGCGTGTATCGGTACATCGCGAACTCGTGGGGCAACGGTGAGTGATCGGCCACGACGCACCGGCTCGGCCCGCCCTGGATGTCCGCTGCGAGGTTCAAGATCAGTTCTTGCTTGCTCTGCGCCGTGGTGACGAAGGGGTGGACGGGCACGTCGAGGCGGGCAAGCTCTTGGATGAGCGCGATCCCGGGGCCGTTCTCTTCGACGACGAGGGGTGCGTCGAGTTCGGTGCTCAACTGCTTTAACGTGATCGCTGCTTGTGCGTAGGGGATGCCACGTGCACGGTATCGGAGCTCGAGTCGTCGAGTGTTGATCCCGTAGGAGACTGCCGCGAGATAGTCCACGGACTGCGCGACATCCACGCCGATGACGAAACGGTCCATACCTGGCCCAAGGAGACACG